CCAACAAAAGGTTCGTTTACAAGGCACGACATTGCCTTATATACATTTTTAGAAAACTTGGTCCAGTTTTGTATCGTGCGTTTCTTTTCAATTGCATTGTCATACTTTGCATCTGTGTTTTCATCATATCCTGGCATGCCATCAAAGATACTACGAGCAATTTCTTCAACAAAAAAGTTATCAATCACTGCATGATGAAATGGTTCTGCATTTAAGAAATCTTGTGATATCTTGTACCAATCATGCTTGTTAATTATTTTCTCCACGGCAACTTTTCTCCATAACGATTATTCATCACTTCATTACCGTGCAAGAAGAAATCTGGTTTAACAGAACCTTCATTACCAGCAAGTTTATAGTTCATTGTATATTCACCTGTGCAATCATAGTTTGTAAAATGTGAAGATAGAACATTTAGAAATACCCTATCTTGTCCCCATCCACCATGCCATGCACTTGCCAATCTTATCGCAATTTCCGTTTTAAGGCAATAGCAATTTGTGTCTATATGATGGTAATCCTGAAAACATTTCCATTTACCCAAGGATTCACAGTCATCATTGCAGAGATAGTTACCATCTTTGTCTACAATCTTTCTCAATGAATAGGACCAGTCTAGTTTTTTCTTTCTGATGTTTTCAATTTGTGTGAACACATGGTTTTTGTCCATGTAACAATCTTGATCCAAATATAAAAGATATTCGGTATTGACTAGGTGTGTGAATGCGGCATATACACGGTGTCCATAGTAACCATTTGCACCAACATTGATTGGTAAGTATGCCACTTTAACTTTATCACCATACTCACTGGTGATAACATTAACTTTACCACGGTTTTGTTCACCGTCACATATAACATAACAAGTTGTTAGGTATGTTTGCGAGAGAACACTTTCAATTGCTTTTTTCAGGTCTGGTGTGCCTGTTGTTGGTATAATCACTGTTGCTGTCATAACAAAAATCCTATCTTAAATAAAACAACTCAAATTTAATTTATTTTCTAAAATTCTAACCGTTTTTCCATCTACCGGTGCTATATTGTACTCAGATTTACTTGCAGATGGAATAGAAAATTGCATCTCAAAAGTGAACTGATAATTGTCTGAACCTTTATACTGAACTCTCGCTCTATATGTGGCCTTAGCAGAAGAACCAAATGATGGCACATTCTCCAACTTTAATGGATTTTTACTACCCATCAAATAAAAACCATGAGTTCCAACATTTACATAGTATGTATCTTTCTTATTATAGTATTCTTCAATCTTTGTTGCAGGAATCTCACCACGAATGTCTGGAAAAGTGTCACGGTCTCTTTCATATTGTTGTTTCTTTGTCAACTTGCCTGCTGTAGCTTTCCATAATGCATCTTTATCTTCACGTTTGAATGGAACTTCTTTCCATTGTTTTTTGATTAAAGAAAAAAGACCGATTTCTTCAGCTAAATCACGAATGAAGATTTTTTCCTCATCAGATGCATCAATCTTACCGAACATCCAAGGATTTCTTTTATTTGTTCCATTATATTTTAATACTAATGAACCTGCCGAGGCGGCTGTAATTTTTAATTCACAACCAGCTTCTTTGCCCTTATATAACAACATCAAGTCTGGTTGGTTGTGACCGGCTCCAGCAGGTCTAAAATCTTTAGGTACAAATCCCATTGGCTTTAACACATCACATGCATTAACCTCATATTGAAAACCTTGTTGTGCCATACTCTCACCTTAAATGAGAATATTTATACCTTAAATCCATCAAATGATTTTTTACCTGGTTTCTTTACATTGGTTGCAGCTTCAACTATACCAGCATCAACCAAACCATCTTGACCAGATTGTTCAACATCGTATAGTTTCATCTTTGCTCTATCAACACCAATAGTAAAGCGTTTATACATTGTAGGATCATTGTAACGATTCTTCAATTGTTTCACCATGATTTGACCAAGTTCTTGTAAGTCTTCGGACGTAATCAAAGCAAACATCAAGTCAGCGGTAGCGGGCAAACCAAAAGACTCGCTTGTGTCTTCCAGTCCGGGATCGGAACTGGTAAAGCCTGAACGTGTTGTTTGTGTAGCAGATACAATTGGAACTCCGTATTCAACGGCAAGGCCACGCAGTTCTTCTGCAATTGACTTAACGTAGGTGTAGGAGTTGATGTTTGCTCCGGCTTTAATACGAGAACTACAGCATATATTGAGATAATCAATAAAGATAATGTCAGGACGAAATGATTTTTTAAGATTGAGTTCATTTAATAAAGACCTAAAATGTGTTGCGGATGCCGATGCGGTTGGGTATTCTTTGATGATAAGTTTACCAGTAGTCTTTGCTTTAAGTTTTTCAACCTTCTTGTCATACATATCTTTTGGAAGACTTGTCAAATCATCCAATGTAACATTAAGGAGATTTGCATCAATACGTTCGGCAATCTTTTCTTCAGCCATCTCCATTGTGATGTAAAGAACATTACGACCTTGTGACATAGCACCAGCGGCAACGTGACACATAAAAAGAGATTTACCCACACCAGTACCAGCCAGAGCAATGTTAAGAGTTTTACCAGGTAACCCACCCTTTGTGATTTTGTTAAAATAGTCCAAGTCGAACGGAATTCGTTCTTCGTGTCTGTGGTAGAATTCATATCGTTCATCACTGTTCTCCAAATAATCGTGGCCAACTGAAGTATCAAAAGTTACGGCTAAAGCGTCTGATAGTATTTTGGGAATCTGACCTTTGTCGTGCGTTTTGTCTTTTCCTTCAAGAATAGAAATGCTCCCCAATACTGCCTGGTAGATGGCCTTTTCTTGACAGAATTGTTCGGTTTTGTCAGTAAGCCATTGAATTTGGGATTTCTCTCCTTTAGTTTTCTCAATTTCTTGGATAGTAGTTTGACACTTTTCCACTTCTGCATCTGAGAGATTTCGCCTTTCTTGGATGGCCAATACAAGCGCTTCAGACGTTGGTGCATTATTGTAAGTTTCTGTGAATGATTTAATCTCATCATAAATTAGTCTTTCTGCTCGGTCGGTGAAGTATTCACTCTTTAGGAAAGGAAGAACCTTTCTCAGGTATTCATCTGAGTAAATCAGGTTCTTCAGTATCGTTTGTTCTAGTTTCATCTATAATATCCCCATCAACATTGTCACTCATCAATTCAACCAACATATCACCAAGATAGTTCTTGAATTTAACATCATCCATAAGTTTTTTAGGCTTCACGATTGGTGATTCTAACACATCAAAAGCGAAATGTAAATGGGGCCCATCAACTTCTTCCGTTATTTTTACTTTACCATATTTGAACACCACATCTTTGTAACTACCGTTAAGTAGTTTGATGTGGGTTATAGTTTCATCACCTTTAGGGTAAATGAAACAGTAATCCACACCTTCTATCATTCTTCTTCCTGCATGATGCTACCAGTAGCAACACCATATTTGTTTGACACATATTCTTGGAATGTTTGGTCTGCCAAGATTGAAGTCCAGAACTCCGATGTATTGGTATCTTTCTCACGGTATTTCTTTTCTTCAACTTCACCAGTTTCAGAATTTACTTTACTATACCAGCCATTGCTCGGTTTTACCACATGTTTGGATTCAAGAGCGATATCCAATAGGCCGCTCCACTTGCTAATACCACCGTCAAAAGATACTGAAACAGGGATTTTAGATTTTTCTTTGACATAACGGGACTTTTCTACATTGATAATGAAGTTGTAACCAGTGATTTCGGTACCTTCTTTTTCTTGCTGGCGACCAAGAATAAAGATATTATCGGCAGAGTAATAAGAACCTGTACCACCACCAACGATTGCTTTAGGAAACATACCAATTTCCATGTAAGTGTGATTCACTACAATCATTGGAATATCTTTCAAAGACAAGTGTGGTGTCACCATACGGAACAAACTCTTGACTTGTTTTGCTCTTGACATATCTGCCACAGACTTCTCAGATAATGCATCTTCAACTTCTTTCTTGGATGCTAAGTTACCGATAGAATCAATAACAATGATGAGGTGTTCACCACGTTCCAATTCAGTCAATTGCTTCATTACGTCAAACTTCAATTGTTCTATATCAGTAAGAGGAGTATGTAGAACACGGTCAGTATCAATACCAAAGGAATCAAAATAAGATTGAGGAGTACCAAACTCAGAATCATAAAAAAGAAGTGCAGCATCTTCGTATTTGTCCATGTAAGATTTAGCCATCAAAAGTGAAAAAGCAGTCTTAAAGTGTTTTGATGGACCTGCCCACATTGTAAGACCTGGTGTTAAACCACCATCCAACTTTCCAGATAAAGCAATGTTGATTGCCGGTACTGCGGTTGGAATCATGTCCTTCTGTGTGAAGAACTTTGATTTGGATAGAATAGCAGAATCTTTAATGCTACTATTCTTCTTGATTTTGTCTAATATACTCATAGTGTTCCTTAACTAAAAAAATCATCAAGTGTGCTTTGCTTTTCGGTGGACCAACCAATGCAATCTAAAATCACTTTAATTGGTTCAATAAAAGTCTTGTCGAATTGTGTATCATAATCAATAAATTTGGAAATGTCAAATTCTTTTGGCAATC